TCGGCGTGGTGGCATCAATGCTCGCCCCGCTCGCGATCTGGAGCGCCCCCCCACTCCGACGCCCCGCCGCCGCTTGGATGGTGGGCGCGCCGAGGATCGTGGCGTACTTCTGCAGCAAGTCGGCCGTCGCATAGTGATCGAAGCTGTCGAGCCAGAGCAGGGCCATCAGGTCACCACCGTCACACCGAACTCCGCCGCGTTGATGTCGGCGATCGTCCAGGCCAGGCCGGTCGCCGGGTTGACCGCGTACGGGGTCGCGAAGAACTGGTAGGCGCCGACGCTCGGGCCGTAGAGCGGGCCGCTCGGCACCCCATTGGCCACCGGCTGGATGATCCGCGGGCCGACATCGCTCTTGCTCGCGTAGAGACTCAGCTGCGCCCCGAAGATCGGGCCGGCGGGCAGACCGGTGGCCTGGTAGCGGTTGGTGTCGGTGAGGCCGGCGGCGGTCGCCTCGACGTAGGTCGTGTCCTCATCAGGCGTGGCGTTGTCATCGACCGCCAGCCAGTGCGCACCGGAGGTCCCGACCGGCGTCCACTGCTGGAGGGCCCCGGCCGCGCGCGGGCGCAGATACTCGACCCGGCAGTCGCCGAGGAAGGTGTTGGCGGGCGCGGGCCCGTCGCTGTCGAGCGCGTAGAAGTCGTCGATGAAGTAGGTCTGGCCGCCGGCGAACCCCCCCGAGGTCAACCAGAACGCGGCGGGCACGATCCCGCCCCCGGGCGCGCTACTGGGCACGGTGTTGACGCCGGAGACCGAGACCAGCGGCACGTTGTTGACCCGCAGGGCGTGGCTGCCCGCGGTCGCGTGGATCTTGACCTGCCACTCGAGGAAATACCACACGTCCTGATGAATCGTGTTCGGGGGGGTAGCCCCGATGACCCCGGTGGGGCCCCCGGAGTTCGTGGCCGTCGCCGTCGTCAGGCTCCCATCGCTGTTGTAGTTCAGGAAGGCGAGGTCCCCCGAGGTACTGTTGGCGAACTGGCCGATCGTGAAGTTCCGGCCCGGGTCGGTATGCGCCTGGTTGATGATGAACGCGAAGCCGACGGTGAGGGGCTGCGTGCCGAAGGCGATCCCGCGATAGACCGTCGCGGTGCGCCCCATCTGGAGCGCGGCCGTCCCGCACCGCCCGGCGCCGGCGCGGATGGTGTAGCCCTGAAAGTCGCCCGAGCTGGCCCCGCCCGCGCCGGTCCACTTGGCGGTGATGTCGGCCTGCTGGTAGTGATCGAAGCTGTCGACAAATAATAAGGCCATACCCGTCGGTCCGGTGAGGTTAGCTCGGGGCCACGCCGTCATCAAAATACTGCGCGCTCATGGTGTACACGGTGCCGCTGCTGCGATCGCCGACCAGGTGCTGGTCGAACCCGAACGCATGACAGCGGGCCACATGCGGCGTCCACGCCAGGGCGGTCGGGTCCCACAGGGATCGCTCGTGCCAGGCCTGCGTCGCCGCGTCAAACACCCACGTCGTCTCGGCGCCCGGCAGATAGAAACAGACGAACACATGGCCGTGCTCCTGATAACTCCAGGTCACGGTGTCGTCCAGGCGCGGCACCGCCGCCCAGGCCTGCTCGACCGCATGCGTCGAGATCCGCTGCGGCTGATAGCCCTGCGCGCGGTACGCGATCCGCGCGCCGTCGTCGTTGTGCCCATGCCAGAACAACGCATTGTCGGCCTGCGTCCAGCCGAAGCGCGAGCCGAGGCCCTGCTGAATGAACGCGCCCGGCACCGGCGCGAAGGGAAAGTCCGGATCGCCGACATCGGCCCAGACGGTGGTCGACGCCGTCCCGAGCAGCCAGACCTCGCGATGCACGGCGACCAGGGCGCGCACGATGCCCGTCGTCTGGGAGACCTGCGCGACGTCGAGCGGGTCCCACACCAGGCCATCCTCGAGCGCGCTGACCTGAAAGCGATCGCTGTTGCTCTGGAGCGCGAGAAAGTAGCCATCGACAAACGCGCCCATGCTGCAGGGGCGCGGGAAATCGGGCGCCGTCGCGACGGTGAGCGCGGTCAACGTGTTCGCGTCGAGGTCGTAGATGAACCCATCCCCATTGCTGACGATGAACAACTGATGGCCATCGCTGCCGTTACTGCTGATGCTCGCGGCGTACGCATCGAGGCCGACGACCCCCCGGTCGAGGGCGGTCTGACTGGCGAGCACTTCGAACAGGTGCGCGCCGCTCACGGCGAAGCACCGCCCTTCTTCCGCAAAGAGCGCGCGCACCGGGCCGGTGCCGAGCACCACGAACGGCGCGAGGCCGGGCGTGGGCGCGAGCCAGGTCTTGCTCTTCGGCGTACCGGTCGCGATCTCCGGATACCAGTTGATCGTGCGCTCGGCGTTGACCGTGCGCGCCGGCAGGCCGTCGCTCGCGCCGATGAAGCCGGGGTACACGGGCATCTAGCCGTCCGTCAGGATGTTGTAGCCGGGCCCGACCGTGACCGCCGGGTCCATCCCGATCTCGACCAGCGCGACGTTCGCGCGCTTGATGTCGGCGAGCGACTCAGCGGCCATCCGCAGGACGAGCGGGTCGACCGTGCGCCCGAACTCCGGCGCGAGCTCGAGCGCGAGGTTCGTGCGCAGCGCCTTCGCGTAGCCGGCCGCGAGCGTGACGGGCGTCGTGAGGTCGGGAAACTGCGCCAGCGCGTCGTGCCAGTAGAGGACCAGGGGCTGCACGACCGCGGGCACGGGCCAGATCCAGAGGTCGCCGCCGGCGTGCGTGCGGGTGTAGTTGAAGAATAACGGCGGGCCCGGCAGCGCCTTGACCGGCGTGCCGATCTGCGCCGCATCGGTCACCGCGCCTAGCAACCGCTCGATCGGCGGCGTCGCGCCGGGGAGGATCACGCTCACCGCATCGAGGGTCAGCGGCGTCGGCAGGTCGAAGTCCTCGCCCGGGGCGATGGCGTAGACCTGCTGGCCGACGACGAGCGCGACGACCTCGCGGCGCTGGACGAGCAGCGTCTGCGCATGGACGCCCCAGCTATCGATCAGTTCGTTGAGGCGCGCGAAGCTGTCGGTCTGCTCGGCGCTGGTCGGGACTTCGTGGCCCGCGACGACGCCGATCAATTTGAGCGCGTCGGTGATGACGGCGAGACCCGTGCGCGTGAGCATCGCTCACACCGTGTAGAGCGCGACCAGGCCGGTGGCGGTGCTGCTCGCATTGACGCGCTTGATCCGCACCGGCAGGAGTTGTGCGGCCGTGACCGCGAACGTCACGACGACGTCATTCTCGAACACCGCGAGGAGGGTGCCGGTCGTGCCCACGCTGATTGCATCGGTCGGCCCGTACGGCAGGTTGACGGTGTCGCTCGTGGTGATGGCGAGCGCGCGGTTGTAGATCGCGCCGTCGCGGATCATGGCGTCGCCTCGGTGAAGGTGAAGGTGAGCGCGTTGCTCTCGGTCCCGTCGCCGTTGCGCACGAGGACGGGCAGCGCATCCGGCCCGAGCCAGACGGCCATATCGACACCGGTCGTCACCACCGTGTCATCGACCAGCGTGGTCGGTTCGTCGTGGCCCGCGAACACGATCACCGACGCGGCATCGAAGCCGGTGCCGAGGACGTGCAGCGTGAAGGACGGCGCGCCGAGCTCGGCGGCGGCCGGCTCGAGCGCCGTCACGACGGGGGGCGCCATGATCGGCGTCGCGCTCCAGTCAGGGCCGAGGGCGACGGCCTCCGCATCGGAGTCGACGATCACCGACGGTTCACTTTCGTGATACGCCCAGCGCGGATAGGTCTGCGAGGTGATGTATTCCTGCTGGAGCGCCTGGCGCGCGGTGTCGAGCGCGAGGAGCGAGGCCTGATACTCGGCCTCGGTCATCGGCGGATCGGTGGCGCGGGGCAGCGGCAGGCCCGCCGCCCGCGCCGCGGGCGTCCTCACCGCGGCTCCTTCTTCGCCTTCTCGCCGGGCGTCTCGGAGAAGCCGTCTTTTTTCGCGGCGGCTTCCTCCTCTTTGCTCGCGACGGTGCGCTGCGCCCCATCCGCGCCATAGACCATCTTCGGATATTCCTGCACCGGCGGCGTCTCGGGCGCGGGGACGGCGTGGGCGGGACGGTCTTTGTCCTCCGCGTGTTTGTCGTCGGCGTGTTTGTGGTCGGTCATTCGGTGGCCTCGTTCTTGGTTTTCGCGCGTGACGGCCGCGGCCGGCGCGGCCGCTCCGGAATCTCGCCCAGATGTTTCGCGCCGGCCGCCTGGTCCGCGGCCGCGGCTTCGGCCTGCGCGCCCGCCGACAGGCGCCGGTCGGCGTAGGCGCGTTCCGCCGCCGCCGTGCCGACCGATTCCTGCCGCCGGGTTTCCTCGTCCGTGGCCGTTTGCGGGTTGTCGCGCCAGCCCTGCTCCAGTGCGAGGGTCTGCTCGCGTTCCGTCTCGACGACGCGCTGCTCCACCGCGACCCGCCCGGCGCGGGTCGTGCCGCGATAGAGCATCTGTGGCAACGGCGCGTAGACGTACGGCGTGTTCCAGCGCGCCATTTCTTTCGCGTAGTCCGTCAGTCCGATCGCCGTGTCTGCCATAACGCTCCCTGCTCTACGTGAACGCCGCGCCGCTCGAGCCGATGACGGTCCATTTGCCGCCGCAGGCCTTGAGCATCAGGTTGCCGCCGGTCGCCGCCATCGTCGCGATGCCGGTGCCCGCCGCGCCGATCCAGGCCGGGCTCGCCGTCACGGTGTTGGCGTTGAGGTTCTTGCTCTCGACGATCAGGATCGCGCCTTCCTGCGCGCCGGTCGGCGCGACCAGCGTCATCGCCAGGGCGCCGCTGCCGTTGATGACGTGGATGCCGGGCGTGGGTGCGATCGCGCCCGCGGCGCTGTAGGTGAAGTACCCGGCCATCTGCCCGTCGGGCGCATACGGCCCGTAGGTGATGCACTGCCCGGGGGCGGGGCCCGGGAAGTCGGTCCCGAGCCCCGTGCAGGTGAACGCCGCCGCGGCGTGATTGGCCTGGACGGTGCCGTCGAGGCCGCGCCGCACCGGGATGACGCTGCCATTGGCCGCGCCGGTCTGCTGCATGAACTCGTTCTCGACGAGGATGAATTGCCCGGCCGTAAAACCCGTCGGCGAGGTGACGGCGATCGTCGTCGACGTGGGCGTGCAGGTCGCGCTGAGCGTGGTGCTGGTGAGTGCCATGATGTGTGCTCCTAACCCCAGACCCGGCACGCCCAATCGGGCCGGAACTCTTTAAACCCGTACAAGGCGTCGATGCGCGCCATCTTCTGGTCACTCTGCGCGCTGTACTGCTTGACGTAGCGCAGCGAGACGTTCAGCTCGTTGTCGCTGACGCGCGCGACGGTCGCGCCGTCCAGATCCGCGTCCAGGTCCGCCATCGCGAGGATGAACGCCTCGGGATGGAACACCAGGCTCTGCGGCGAGGCGGTGGCGGCCATCGTGCCGGCGCCGGTCGTGATGGTCGACCCCAGCGGAATGAGCGCCGCGCCGTTGGCGGGCGAGTTGCTCACGTTCTGCAGGTTGCCCGACGGAATGATGGCGGGGCTGATCGGCAGGGTCGCCATGTTGACGCCGACCGAGGTGGTCGTCGCGGTCACGACAAACTGCATCAACTGCCCGGTCGAGGCGTAGTTCTGCGGGTTGACTTCGAACACGCCCGCGATCGTGAACACGTCGCCCGCGTTGAGCGTCGCCGCGCCCGAGGCCCAGCCGTTGGTGTTGAGCGTGTTGCCGGTCTGGTTGGCGCCGTTGACGAGCGGCGTGGACGTGGTGAAGCTGCCGGTCGTCTGGATGGCGCGGTTCTGGTCCTGATACCACTCGGCGATCCCGAGCTGGTTGCGCCCGAACTGCCCCTCGCGATAGTTCTCGCTGATGGTGGCCGACGGGTTGAACAGCGTCGAGGTGTCCTGGATCAG